ACCCTGCCATACGAGCCGCGTCAGTTGCAAGCGACTGAGGACCGGCTGCATCGCATCTACAAGGCTGCCAAGCTCGGCCTCAAAGGCGACAACCTGGCGCTGGCCGCAGGCATGTTGCCCAAGGAATACGCCAGGCTCAAGCAGTTTGACGAGATCGCGGAGTACGCTGAACTCAAGGGCCGCGCCGAGGGCGAGCTGGAGATGAGCCACCTGCTGCACGATGCTGCGGCGCAGGGCGACGCCAAGGCGGCGTTAGCGATCCTCCAGAACGTCCACGGCTGGGTAGCCAAGCAGGCTATTACAGTAGATGTGAACCAGTCCATCAGCATCACAGCGGCGCTACAAGAGGCCGAGCGGCGCGTCCAAGACGTTGTGGACGTGATTGAGAACAACCCGAGCCAAGTGCTACAACATGCAGACCACACGTTACAGCGCGCAGGATGAGCAGGAGTTGATGGCTCGGCTATGGAGCCCGGCGATCAAGGACAACCCGCTGGCGTTTGTGATGTTCGCGTATCCGTGGGGCGTCAAGGGCACGCCACTGGAGCACTTCACTGGCCCGCGCAAGTGGCAGCGCGAGGTGCTCACGGCTATGGCCGAGCACATCAAACGCAACGGCGGCAAGCTGGACTTCGACGTGCTGCGCCTAGCGGTCAGTTCTGGCCGGGGTATCGGCAAGTCGGCGCTAGTCAGTTGGATTACAGACTGGATGCTGTCCACGCGCATTGGCTCTACGACCATCATCTCGGCCAACAGTGAGTCGCAGTTACGCAGTATCACCTGGGCCGAGCTGACAAAGTGGCTGGCGATGTCGATCAACAGCCATTGGTTCGAAGTGAGCGCTACCAGACTGATGCCGGCCAAGTGGCTGACGGAGCTGGTCGAGCGCGATCTGAAGAAAGGCACCAGATACTGGGGCGTTGAGGGGCGGCTGTGGTCGGCCGAGAACCCAGACGCCTACGCTGGCGTACACAACTTTGACGGCGTGATGGTGATATTTGACGAGGCGTCGGGTATTGACGACGCCATCTGGGCGGTGACCAGCGGATTCTTTACCGAGAACACGCCAAACCGCTTCTGGCTGGCGTTTTCCAACCCACGCCGCAACACCGGGTACTTCTACGAGGCGTTTAACAGCAAGCGGGAGTTCTGGACGTCAAAGATTGTGGACGCCAGGACGGTCGAAGGCACTGACAAGGCGGTCTACGAGCAGATCATTGCGGAATACGGGCCGGACTCCTCACAAGCGCACGTCGAGGTGTACGGTCAGTTCCCGAACGAGGGCGACGATCAGTTCATCAGCATCGGCGTGGTCGATGAGGCGATGAAACGGGCCAAACATATGGACCAGTCGGCACCGATTGTGATCGGCGTAGACCCGGCGCGGTTCGGGGCAGACGCAACGGTCATCGCCGTGCGGCAAGGGCGCGACATCGTCAAGCTGATCCGGCACCGGGGCGACGACACCATGACGGTGGTCGGGCACGTCATCGACGCGATTGAGGAGTTTAAGCCGTCGCTGGTCAATATTGACGAGGGCGGGCTAGGGGCGGGGGTCGTAGACCGGCTAAAAGAGCAGCGGTACAAGGTCAGGGGTGTGAACTTCGGCAACAAGGCCAAAAACCCCATTATGTACGGCAACAAACGGGCTGAAATGTGGGGCGATATGCGCGATTGGCTAAAAACAGCCAGCGTGCCCAACGACAGGTTCTTGAAAAGTGACCTGATTTCGCCTAAGATGAAGCCCGATTCGCGTGGTACGATCTATCTAGAGTCCAAAAAGGACATGAAAGCCCGTGGTTTGGCTTCACCGGACGCAGCAGACGCCATTGCGCTGACGTTTGCGTATCCTGTTGCCAGCCGAGAGTATCGTGAGCCAAAGTCACACATTCGCACCGCAAGCGGGTATAGTGGCGGGGCTGTAACCAGTTGGATGGGGGCGTAAATGGCTAAAAAAGGCGTGTCTCTAAGCGTTGGACGGGGCGAGAAGCTGCCCGTCAGCAAGGGCGCGGGCCTGACAGCCAAAGGCCGCGAGAAGTACAACGCAGCCACTGGCTCGAACCTCAAGGCGCCAGCACCCAACCCCAAGACCAAGGCCGACGCTGGCCGCAAGGCGAGCTTTTGCGCCCGCATGGAGGGCGTTGTCAAGAACGCCAAGGGCGACGCCGAGCGGGCTAAGGCATCACTCAAACGATGGAAGTGCTGATCATGGCTACCAAACCCGGACTCTACGCTAATATCCACGCCAAGCGCGAGCGCATCAAAGAAGGCTCGGGCGAGAAGATGAGGAAGCCTGGCTCGCCTGGCGCGCCTACCAACAAGGCGTTCAAACAGTCGGCCAAAACGGCCAAGAAGGGTAAGTGATGCCACTCGTCAAATCCAAATCTCCAGAAGCCTTCCGCAAAAACGTGAAGGCTGAAGTCAAGAGCGGCAAGCCGGTGAAGCAGGCCGTTGCCATCGCATATGCTGTCAAGCGCGCTGCGCCGAAAGGAAAGAAATGAGCAAGCACCTCGAACCCATCAGCAAACTCAACGCCCGTGAGCCGAAGATGTCCGGCGGCGGAATGCCTGACCGCAACAAGGAGACGTACTCCAAGATGCCGGGCATGGGCTGTCACGGCAGCATCCCGTCGGGCACCAACGTCAAGGCCACGGTTGCTAAGGTTCTGAGCAAGATCAAGTAATCATGCCGCAAGACTACACAGGAATCGCCGCTGCTGGAGCGGTCAGCGAGGGCGGCTCGGCCAAGGACAAGAGCGACTCTGAGGTGCTCTCGACGGCCCGCAGTCGCCTCGACATGGCGATTTCTGCGCTGTCTGAGTCGCGTGAGGACGAGCTGGACGACCTGCGCTTTTACGCAGGCTCGCCCGACAACCACTGGCAGTGGCCGGCTGACGTGCTGGCAACCCGTGGCGCGGTGCAGGGCCAGACGATCAACGCCAGGCCGTGCCTGACAATCAACAAGCTGCCGCAGCACGTCCACCAAGTGACCAACGAGCAGCGGCAGAACAGGCCGCAGCCCAAGGTCATCCCGGCAGACGACGGCGCTGACGTTGAGGTGGCCGAAATTTTCAACGGCATGATCCGGCACATCGAGTACATCTCGGACGCCGACGTGGCCTACGACACGGCCTGCGAGAACCAGGTGTCCTACGGCGAGGGCTACGCTCGCATTTTAACCGAGTACTGCGACGACGACACGTTTGATCAGGACATCAAGATTGGGCGTATTCGCAACAGTTTCAGCGTCTACATGGACCCGCTGATCCAAGACCCGTGCGGCTCTGACGCCCGCTGGTGCTTCATCACCGAGGACATCCCCAAGGACGAGTACGAGCGCCAGTACCCGGACGCCGCTCCCATCACCACGCTGCAAACGCTGGGCGTGGGCGACCAAGGCTTTAGCCAGTGGATGAACGAAAATACGGTGCGTATCGCCGAGTATTTCTACATCGAAAACACCAAAGAAACGCTCAACCTGTACCCCGGCAACGCCACGGCGTTTAGCGGCACGCCCGAGGACAAGATGATGCGGGCGCAGTTTGGCAAGCCCCTGCGCTCGCGCCCGTCTGACCGCAAGAAGGTCAAGTGGCTCAAGATCAACGGCTACGAGGTGCTGGAGCGGTCCGACTGGGCCGGCTCGCACATCCCGGTGATTCGCTGCGTGGGCAACGAGTTCGAGGTTGAGGGCCGGCTGTACGTCAGCGGCCTCGTGCGTAACGCCAAAGACGCGCAGCGCATGTACAACTACTGGACCAGCCAAGAGGCCGAGATGCTGGCGCTGGCCCCCAAGGCGCCGTTCATCGGCTATGGCGGGCAGTTCGAGGGCTACGAGATGCAGTGGAAGACTGCAAACACCCAGAACTGGCCCTACCTTGAGGTCAATCCAGACGTTACAGACGGCGCAGGAACCGTTTTGCCGCTGCCCCAGCGGGCAGCCCCGCCTCTACCCCAGACCGGCCTCATACAGGCCAAAATGGGCGCTGCTGACGACATCAAGTCGGTCACTGGGCAGTACAACGCATCGCTGGGCCAAACGTCCAACGAGCGGTCGGGTAGGGCTATCTTGGCCCGGCAAAAAGAGTCGGACACCGGCACCTACCACTACGTTGACAACTACGCCCGGTTCATTCGCTACATCGGCCGTCAGTTGATCGACCTGATCCCGAAAATCTACGACACGCAGCGCATCGCCCGGATCGTCGGCGAGGACGGCGAGTCCAAGATGATCAAGATCAACCCGATGCAGCCCGAGCCGGTCAAGAAAATCCGCAACGAGCAGGGCATTGTGGTGGACAAAATCTACAACCCTGGCGTTGGCAAGTACGACGTGATGGTCATCACCGGGCCGGGCTTTGCCACCAAGCGTCAAGAGTCGCTGGAGGCGATGGCCCAACTGCTGCAAGGCAACCCGGACCTCTGGCGCGTGGCCGGCGACCTGTTCGTCAAGAACATGGACTGGCCGGGCGCTCAGGAGATGTCTCAGCGTTTTGCCAAGGTCATCGACCCGGCGATCATCGGCGACGATGAGGACAATCCGGCGCTGGCTGCGGCCAAGCAGCAGATGGAGGCCATGAACCAAGAGATGCAGCAGATGGCCGGGATGCTCCAGAACGTGCAAAAGTCGATGGAAGCCCGTGACCTGTCGATCAAGGAGTTCGAGGCCGAGATCAAGGCGTACCAGGCTGAGACGCAGCGCATCAGCGCGGTGCAGGCCGGCATGACCGAGCAGCAAATTCAAGACATTGCTATGGGTGTCGTGGCTGCTGCGATGGAGAGCAACAACCTGAACTCGCAGATGCCGGAGATGCAGCCAGAAATGATGGAGCAGCAGCCTCCGATGATGCCACCTGAAGGAGCCATGCAATGAGCACCGCAGCAGACTTCATGGGTCTCTTGTTCTTGGCCCGCGACGTGGCCCACTCGGTGCATCTGAACACGCGCAGCTACTCCAAGCACCAAGCGCTCAACATCTTCTATGATCGCATCATTGGCGCGGCTGACGACTTTGCCGAAACGTACCAAGGCCGTCACGGGCTGATTGGCCCCATCACCCTGCATTCGGCCAAGAAGACGACCAACATCACCGAGTTCCTTGAGGCATCGCTGGCCGAGGTCGAGGAGATGCGCTACAAGGTGGCGAAAAAAGAAGACTCAACGTTGCAGCAGTTGATCGATAATATCGTTGAGATATATCTGCGAACGCTGTATAAGCTCAAATTCCTGGCCTAAGGAGATTATTTTGGAACTTCTCAACCCAATGAGCCAAGCGGATTTTCCCGCTTACTCCGCAACTGCCGGTGCTACTGCGGGCAACACGACCGCATGGGGCGCTGGCCCGCAAGGCGTGATGGTTTGGTGCGACCAATCCTGCTACGTTGAAGTGGGCGTGGGGGCCGTGGCTACCAGCGCCAGCACCCCGATTCCTGCCTTCACGCCCATTCCGTTTGTCGTGCCGCTGAACACGACCGGCGCCCCTTGGCGCGTCAGCGTGCTGCGGATCGGCAGCACCGACGGTACTGCGTACGCCAAACCTATCAACAAGCAATGAGCTTCGGTGTAGCCTTTCGCAACGCCGTTGGCCTTAGTTTGGGCGGCATCATTTCGCTTTTCGGCGGGCGTGGTAGCGAGCAGGCCCAGAGCAACCTTCTCACCGAGTCTGGTGACAACCTCGTCCAAGAGGACGGCGGCCTCATTTTGCTGGAGTAACACATGCCCGCAGTATCGCTTTCAGCCTTTGGCGGTGTTGGTGCTCAGTTTTTTGACAACAATGGGGTCATCTTAACTGGCGGCAAAATTTACACCTACGAGGCCGGCACAACTACGCCGCTGGCCTCGTATACATCGTCGTCCGGCAACACCGCCCATACCAACCCTATTGTGTTAAACGCGGCTGGCCGGGTGCCTAGCGGCGGCGAGATTTGGATTGCGTTGCGGCTGTACAAGTTTGTGCTTGAAACCAGCACTGGCGTTTTGATTGCCACTTACGACAATGTGGGCAGCAGCTTCAACGCTACCGCAATTATTGCAAACTTTACCGGCAACGGCTCCACTGTCGCATTCACGCTGGCAAGCGCACCCGCAGGTGAGAATGCCACCAATGTGTACATCAACGGCGTGTACCAGCAAAAGAACACATACAGCGTTGCTGGCGCCGTTCTTACATTTTCTCAAGCACCTCCGGTTACTTCGTTAATCGAAGTCAATTACGTCTAAGGATTCATCATGGCTGACCTCAAAATTTCTCAGCTTACTTCGGCAACCCTTCCGCTTGCGGGCACCGAAGTTCTGCCGATTGTGCAGTCGAGCAGCACCAAAAAAGTTGCGACTGATGATTTGACGGTCAAAAATGTGCGGTCAAACGCAACCACGGGTATTTTGCAAGTCGCCGGGCCGGGCGCAAGCACCACCCGCGT